CAATTTTAAGGAGGATACATAAGTGATTAAGTTTTTTAAAAATGGTTTTATTTATTTAGCGTTAATGCTGTTAGTACTAGGTAGCTTTAGCACGGAAAGTGCTTCAGCTGCAGAAGCTGTGGATTATGAGGAAGGAGTGTCTAATTTAAATAATACTCCTGAAAATAGTGCTGTAATAGGTAGTGAAATAAAAAAACCGGAAATCGGTTGGAAAAGATATGATGATTCTAATAAATTTATAAACTACAATGGAGATTGGGAAAAAGAAGGAAGTAGATCGTTTTATTATAATAATTATAGAAGTATATCAAAAAACACTAACATTAATGATTCAGTCAGTTTTTCTTTTATAGGAAGTAAAATTAGAATAATATCTAACATGTATCCTACTTATTCAAATGAAATACAAATTACTATAGATGGAGAGAGCACTGTTTTTTCACAAAGTTCAACAAAACTATTATATCAAGCTGTATCCTATGAAAATACAGATTTAGACTATGGATACCATACTGTTGAAATTCACAAAATAAAGAAAGGTTCATATGAAAAAGATTTGAATATTGATGCAATTGATGTTGATGGATTTTTATTAAACCCAAATGAAGAGTCCATTTTATTAGACAAAAATAATATAGAATTATTCGAAGGTAACACCGAAAAACTAACTGCCACTATGACTCCAGATGGCGCAAATGTGATTTGGACAAGTAGCGATGAAAGTATTGCTACAGTTGATCAAAACGGAAATGTCACTGCCATTAAAGAAGGAGTAGTTACTGTTACAGCAAAAGTAGAAAATACAAATCTAAGTACCGATTGTGTAGTTACTGTTAAGAAGCAAGGGAGTACTGAACTTGAATCAATCACATTAGATAAGACTTCACTAGACCTACTTGAAGGCAGCCAAGATAAGTTAACGGCTACAGTCCTACCTGAAGATGCGATAAATAAAAATGTAGTCTGGACTTCCAGTGATCAATCAATTGCTACTGTAGATCAGAAAGGTAATGTAACTGCTATTCGTGAAGGTCAAGCAATCATTACAGCAACAATAGAAAACACAGATATTTCTGCTACTAGTACGGTTATTGTTAAGAAACCGATTAGTGAATCATCGAGTGCTATTCTAAGTATTACTTTGGTGAATGGTATAACTAAAGAATATGATGTAACGAATGCAGTTTTAAACAATTACTTAAATTGGTTTGATAGTGCACAAGGTACTGCAACATTCAAATTTTCAAAAACAATTTCACCTTATAAAAAGGTAACTGAATATGTCGTACATGATAAAATTGCTTCATTTGAAGTAAGAGAATACTAAACCATAAAAAGCCCAGGTACTCAAATTTTTATGAGAGCCTGGCTATTTGTTTAAATGTTGATTTAACAATTTTTCCACTTGTGTTTTAAGGGCCGTGTTTGCATAGGTAAACACTTGATCTTCTCCCGGTGTCGTAACAATGAGATCACTAAAGTATTCATTAGTCTTTACCCATCTCACAACTTTAATCTTATCTTTGGCCAACAGCCTCTTGGAATTGTAACAATCTTGTGAAATGCTGTTTAAAAGCTTATCTAGTATCGGCAAATAAACTTTACTCAATTTTAGGTTTTCAATAATTTTATAATCTCTTTGCAACGATTGAACAGCCATATCATAAACGACATATTTATGTAGTAGTCTACGTTGCTCGAAATTTATCATACAACCTCACGCTCTTTTCGGAAGACTGGGACAACTGTTAGAACATTGTTAATTATAAAGGTACGCTTAGAACACCTTGTAAAACAGAATGCCTGAAATGAATCGCCCACAATTTTTATGATCTTTACTCGCCTTTTTGTTACAGACCCATTTTTTGATACATATATCATGTTTATCAATTGATTACGTTGCATAGCTTTAATCAGTTGTTCTCTCAACTCATTTCCCTCCAATTACATCATTAGTCATAAAAAATTGCTCTATTTTAATTACTATATACAAGAACGTTTGTTTGTATTATTTTAGAACAAGTGTTTGCATTTTATCAAGTGTAATTTTTGGAAATGAAAAAAGGCTCCCCCTTCTTTGGAACAAAAAAAAGACCAGCTCGGTTAAAAAACTTTGCTGGTTTTTTTTAATAATCGTTTATTTATTGGTAATTAAATAAGTCACTTCGCAAGAATCTCCACTACCACCAATAGCCTTAGCTTGAATAGTTGGCGACGAACTATGTGCACTGAAATCGTTAGAACCTACAAAAGGATTATCAAAATACAGAGCTATTTCACCATCAGGCACTTTATAAAAAATCGTACCTTCAACGCCTGTCATAAAACCATCTGAATCTGCTCGGAATTTCTCATCACCGCCTGCAGAAACATTGGTAGGCGTGGATTTCCATTCCCCATGTTTGAGATTAGTGTTGCTTTCCAACTGCAATTCATTTTTTGAAACATTAATAACTTCAATATGAACTTCACGTGCTGACATAATTTATTTCCTCCTTTATTTTACTTTATAGGGATAACCCATTTCAATTATAACCCAACTAATGGTAAAAATGGAATTTTTAGTTATACATTTTCTGTCATTATCCGACTTCTCTAATTAGTTATTCAAAGCAACAAACTCCTAAAAAACGGGCTAAAGAAAAGAAAAAACTATTCATACTGAATGAAGATGATTTAAAGTTCTTATATAAAAAAATTGGTATACTGATTGGTATGTCAATTTCATAAATCGTTTCTCTCCAATAATTAGATAAAGCCCAGGTTCAGAATTAATTGAGTACCTAGGTTTTATAAAATAAGAGAATCAACATTTATAAAATAACACTTCACCCTATACAACTTCTGAACAGATGTATTATTTACTTCGTCTTTGTTGAATCGTAATATACAAGCCCATTAAACGATCAGTCGTCATTGTACCATTCTGTAAATCTTTTAAATGAGATTCCTGAATAATACCGTCTTTAACCGCCTGTACAATAAAATTCTCCGTTTCAGTTTTCATAGCTGGGCTTCCTGGATTCCATGTTTGAGTCATTTTGATTTCCTCCTTTGGTTTATCTTCTACGATTAGTTGAATTTGTCCTTTACTATTAGTAGGCACGTTCAATTTGCCTTCTAGCTTATAACCTGTTGGTATCTTCCAATTTACCTTTACTTCAAAGTGTGGCCGATCAATACTACCTAACCAATCGCCACCCCATGTAATGCCAAGCTTACGTGCAATAGCCCCTACACGATTGAGCGTTGTCACATCATATAAAGACTGTGGAGGACCTACAGCAATATCCCAAGCTAGGCGTGATTTGTGATTGCTGTTCAATGTCCAGGTAACAATTTGTCCTGGCCTTGTACGTCCTTGAGCGTATAAGTAGTTTTGTCGTTCCTGCGAGCGATAAGTCTCCGTAATAAAGATATTTTTAATGCCTGCTTTAAAACACTCCTGGAACAAAAGTCGGCATGCTGTTTGTGCAGCTGGTAATAACTCGGTAAGATCTCGGCATGTAGTAGTTACGCTAGTCATTATTCATCATCCTTTGGTTTGTCGTATTTTAATGCCTGTGAACTGTCATTAGTGCCTTCCGTTGTCGGGTCAACGACTACACCAATTAGCACTAAAAAAGCGAGCACAGTGTTAAATAACTCTGTTACTCGCTCATTATAAATTGTTGTATCGTAGCCAATTAAGGCCCCGATTTGTTGTACCAGTAAAAGCAATAATGCAAAGGCTGCCATTAAAAATGACTTATGCTTCAAACGTACTTTCCAATTAATTTTCATATACCTTTTCCCCCAATTCATCAATTCGTTTATGTGCTTGTTTGCTCGACTCTTCTACACGTGTAACACGTTCTGACAAGTCCATACGAGCTTTCTGCTCAACCTTCATATCCACTCGAATGTTTTCAACACCATTATTAATAGCATCTAATTTAGTACTGATAACAGCCGATTCTGCTGCACTTTGTTGGACATCTTTATCACGATTTTTCAAAAATGCAAGATACGTAAAAAGCATTCCAAATAATGCACTTAACACACCTACTATTGCTGTTAATTCCATATTCATAACAACACTTCCTCTCAATAATAAAGACCCTCCACAATTAATTATTCGGAAGGCAAATCCCCAAGCGTTTGGGAATATAAAAAGCACCCTCAACTGAGAGTGCATTCATGATTTACTTTTCACTGGTTCTTTACCAACATATAAAAATGATTTTACTACCCGTCCTGTTTCAACTAGAATTTCGTTAGCAAGCCTACTAGCAATAACATTTGGATTAACATAATTCAAGTTTTGACTAGATTTAGACGAAATGTACGTTGCCGACTTTTCTTCGCTATTTTCTGTGTAAATATATCCACACTTTAGATGAACCATTACATCATACATAAACTTCCCTCCTTTTAATCATCATTCGACAAAAGGGAATGATTTCCTTCACTTAAGATTCAAATACTTGCCAAACCATATTATTTTCTTCTACTGATCCGTATGACAAAAGTTCAACGATTTT